ATCAAAGAAAGGTACTTTAACATTAGTGCCACTAGGATACGTACCGTCATACCCCCAACCATTGTCACCTGATATATCGAACTGATAAATATTTCTATTATTATAATTAATCGCTCCGGCGTTACCGCCTCTAGATCCGTTGAACTGTGCGTTTACATTTAAACTATCTTGATAGTAGTATTGATAATATGATTGCCACATACCATTAATAGTATCACCGTTGTCATCGTGAAAACTTACTTCAACAGGTTCATATCTAATTTTTGTTTGTACAATTCTTTTTCTGTTGTACTGATTGAGTTGAGTTGTATTAATACTAAAAGTTGGAAGTTTTATATCTTTAACTAAAACGCCATAGTCACTAGTAGGTAACACATTAGTACCACTACGACCACCATTAAAAAACTGCATAGCAGCCGCATTAATTTTAAAATATGTGTGAAATAGATACTTGAATTTAGGAGCATTCTGATAAGAATTAGTCCTAAAGATTTTGCTTGCGTGAGTATAATCACGTAGGTATTCGCCGAAATAAGAACCAGTCTGTGTTCTCGGGCCAGAGTATCCTGTACCATTAAGTACAGCACCTCCGGCCAAAGCCCCTACTGCCCCTATTGCGGCGTTTACTAAAAGGTTTTGATTAAACCCTGACATTGTTATTCAATGTTACTGACCAATACCAGTTACAGAATCACCTGTTTGACGTTGTACACCTGGCGTACCAACACCAGAACCAAGTGGCGCTTGAATTGCGTTATCAAAACGTAATGTCAATGCAACTGTTACTGCATCGCTTGTGCCATAGTTCAATGTTTGATAGTTAACTTGTTGAATATAGCACCCATACAATTCCCATGTTTCTAACACAGCAGGAACAGCAGTGCCGTTACCACCATCAAGAATTTGAATGTTAGTTTGGAATTTATAATCTTGACCAGTAGCTGCTGATGCTTGTTCAACAAAGTCAAATTGTTTCTGAATTTGTGAACCAACTGCAAGTGCAACGGTACCAGATGCATCATCACGAATGTTGATTGCAAGTGTCTGCCATTTTGGTTTACCTGCTAGATACATTGTTGAGTTATATACGTTTAATGTAATATCGTCAAATTGTACTTGCGGTCTTGCGCAATCGATAACTTGTTTAGTCAAACTTAGACCCTGTGTTGCGCTTGCACCAAAATTTAGAAAGTCAACTCTGAATCTAAATTGTAGTTTAGGCATCAACAGACCTTGGTTGCCGCCTGATGTATCTCCTGCGACTGTCATGTTGAACAATGATTGTGAGGCTGTTGCCATTTTTTATCTCCTATATATGTATTTATCAATTTATGATACCCCTTTCGGGGTATCATTTTCTATTACTTAGAACCACCTTGACCACCTAGTGTTCCTGTTGCCAAGATACGTACTGGGATATAGATGAATTCAACTGCCTTCACGGGTTCGATTGCAACGTCTACCCAAAGTTCGTTAGCATCGATTGTTGCAGGAGTATTGTTACTGTTATCACAAACTACCAAGTAGTCATAGATACCGCGTTTCGCTACTAAGTCAACAAGCAATGTTTGTACAACACCAGAAATCTGTGTTCTTGTTAGTGCATCATTAGGTTCAAAGATGAACGGTCTTGCTGCAACTGCCAAGTTGTAACGTAGATAGCAGATAAGTCTTGCAACGTTAATTCTATCTAATGCAGATTGTGATGCATAGCTTGAAATGTTACCGAAACTTAACAATCCATTACCAGTAAAGAATACTAGTGGGTTGATGTTGTTAGTATACAATACATCTCTGATTCCTTGACTTGTTTTAACTGTTACAAAGTCACCTGTTGTAGCATCGATATAACCAATATTAGTTGCATTATCGATAATACCACGGCGAGTACCAGCTGCTGCCAACCAAGGATAAGCGATTTGATCGTTTCTTAGGAACGTTCTCAACATCATATATGATGGGGGAACTGCTACCAAATTACCTTGCAAGTCGTCAGTAATACCGCTTGGATAGAATAGACCCAAGTATGTGTTACGTGTTACACAACCATCAACACCAGTTGATGCTGCACCTGCTGCATTTTTAGCCCATGCTGCAATTGCTGTGCCATTAGCAGGTAATGTCATTGGAGTATCACCAACGATGAATGCTGTGTCACCGCGATCATCATTCAATGTTACCATATCTGGTTGCAATTCGCAATAGTTTGGTGCTGCCATTAAGTTGAAGAAGTTATCTTCATCTCTGATCGCTTGGTTAGTTGAAATTGTTGCTCTCATAGCAGTAACAACCATGTTACGTTGTGCTGCTGCACCAAAGTAAGGTACGCCTGTTGTTGCGTTTGCACCTGATACAGATACCCATGCATCTTGATATTCAGGGATTGTTGAGTCAGGGAATCTAACGCTATTGAAGTAATCTGGACGATACTGTTTAACGTTATAACCTGAACGTCTTGTGTTGAACAACAATGTTCCAACTGGATACAAACTTGAATCTGGGCAATCCAAATCAATGTAATCGCTCATCAACAAATCTGCGATTGCTGGGATAGGATCATCAATTGGGCTTGTGTCACCGTTAGTTGCCCAACGTGCATCAGCAAACAAGATACCTTGTGAGTTTACACGGTCAGCATTGTCAATTACAACCCATTGATCAACATTGTTAACTGATTGCCAACGACTGATGATTGGATAGTTAACTAAATCTAATGTGTTAACCCAAAGATCACCGTAAGCAAGAGCAGTTACGCCGTCGCTTTGTGTTGTTGGAGCAGTTGCTGAACAGATAGGACCGTTAGGGTCAGTTGTGTTTGAACCACTTGTTGGGAAACCATTTGAATCATAGTTAGTATTACCATAACCAGTCCAATATGAATTCACACTATTTGGATTATCTGTGTTAGGAACATTAGTTCTAACCATGATATCTACTTGGTCAACTACTGAGTAGAACCAGTTAGTATTAGCTGCAGGAGCTGCTACTGGAGCACCACCGCTTGGTACTAATGTGAAATCTACCCAATTTGAAAGTTGAACATTATAAGTTTCAGCACCCATACCAGATACATAAGTTAAACCTGTTACTGCGCCGCTACCATTTACTGAAACAACTGTAACAACTAAGTCGTTTGCAGGATGACTACCGCCCATTGACACGCCACTGAACGTTACTGTATCACCTACAGCGTAGCCAGAGCCGGCTGCTGCAAATGTTGTTGGAGAAACATTATAGATAGTATTAATATTTGTAACGTTAATTTGCAAACTAGTACCAACACCTGAAGTTGATGCTTGAGTTGGGGTGAATGAAATACCTGCATTTGCATTAGACAAGTTGTTTGAAACAAACGGACCTGTTTTAACAAATGCAGTTGTTCCTGATACAAAACCTGCGGCTGCTAATACACCACTGCTTAGACCAGTTGATAACACGCAGTCATTCATTACGATAACACCACCTGATGTTTGCTCAATGACAATAGCACCTGATGTTGCAACACTTGCGGTTGTGAATGGAATAGCTGCTGCTTGCCATGCTGTTACAAATTGTGTAGCATTGCATGTGCTTGGAATGTTAACAGTATATACTGAACTTAATGATCCTGTACCTGGAATGCTTGATTGTACATAAATGTGTGTAGCACCACTTGTCCAGTCAAAGTCAGTTACAGTACCTGTAGCAATTGTTGCACCTGTTGCAACACGTTCCCAATAATAGATTGGACCTTGTGCTGCTGGAATTGTTGCTGTAGGAACAAAGTTAGAATTGTATTGTGCATACACAGTACCAGCTGGAATCAATGCTCCGCCGGTTGCATCTAAACTTTCAATTACGTCCCAGTCGCTTGTTGCCAAATTAGCAGTTTTTGCCTTCCAACTAGCAGTTGTAGCAGACCATTCACTAATAACAGGGTTAAAACCGTTACCTGAAGAACCTACTTTTAACCATACAGAACCGCCCGGAGCTGGGAATTGCTGACTTGCTTGCCACAATGGTTGTTGAGCAGAAGTACCATAGAAGAATTGTGGTTGGTAGTAGTTACCAGATTCAATTCCCAATTGTGACAATGCTGTACCAGAAATTGTCAAATATTTAGGATTTACACTTGTACTTCCACCTGTTTGTGATGAATAAATGTTTAATTTGCCACTTACAACGCTTGCTGTTACATAACCAAGACCTAATGCATTGATTTGACTCGCTAATACTGAAACTACATTATTTGGTGAAGATTCTACAGTAACTGTAACTGAACCACCACCGCTGATATTAAGTGATAGTGTGTTTCCTGCACTCAACGTTGGGTTACTATTTGTACCTCTAATAGTTGGCCATGAATTTAACCATGCTTGTGAACCAACCGATACCCAAGTGTTAGTTGAATTCTTAAAAAAGAATGTTTGTGCACTTGCTTGATCAGGGTCATTGTAGTTAGGAATAGAATTGACAGCATATTGGCCGATTGAACCAATGCTGCTTAATGGAACTCCACCTGACAATTGTGATGTGTTGTTGATTACAATAGGAGCTTGTGATTGGAAAGCACCTGTTGATGCATCAAATTCATTGATACCCCATGTTGTTGTAGTTGTGTTCAACCAATATGTACCATCAGCTGGGTTGCCACTTGGACGACCTGTTTGACCAACTAAACTTGCCAAGTCAATATCTGCTCTCAAGCAATAGCAAGTGTTAGTTACACCTAATGCTGAATAGGCAGTCAATAGACCGTATTCGTTTAATTCATATCCTTGAATTGGAACACCGTTTGATGTTGTATAGAAGAATGGAGTGCCGTATGTTTGTACAAGGTCACGTTGACTTGTAATCAAATATAGTTGACCTGCATTTGCAGCAGTAGTACCTGGTGCAACACCAGTACCTGTTGGATCTGCTTTATTTGCCGCTGTCGCCAAAATGACTAACGGTGTTGAGTTTGTTGCGGCTGGTAGATATTGACTTTGATCAATGATATCTACTTGTACGCCTGGAGATACTAGTGCCATAATAAAATTTCCTTTTGTAAAATTATGAGGTTTACCACCTAAGTTGTAATATTATTTAGTATAAAATCAAAAAAACACCGTATTAACGAACCTTCGAAGGTTAATTTATAAATAGAAGATGATTAATAGACCTATATGCAACACATGCAATAAAAATTACTGTGCCGTCAACTATAAACGTGACGGAGTGACGCATTATAGAAGTATATGCGATAGTTGTGGTAAATTAAAAACAAAAAAGAAACCCAGAATTAGTAACTGGGAACGTGCAGGGTATAAAAAGAAAACCACATGTGACTTATGTGGTTTCAAAGCATTATACACTACACAAATCACCGTGTTTCATATTGACGGTGATTTGACTAATGTTAACTTTACTAATCTACGTAGTGTGTGTCTTAACTGCATTGAAGTAGTTAAGAAGAAAGAAGTTAACTGGAAGCGCGGAGATTTACAAGTTGACTATAGACTCTAACTGTTTGTGCAAGTCATCAATTGTGCCATTGTTGTCAACATAATGATCATAGTTTAATCCTACACTACTATACTCACTGGCATGAATCTTGAGGTCATCAAGTTTCTTTTTACTTAATGCCCAAGACATATTACCAATCTCGCCTTTATTGAAAGAAACTGCATCATCGTACCAGCTAGGTTTTTCACCACGCTCGATACGCATAGTAAGTCCACCTGCATTTTTAATGGCTTCAATTTCATTGGTAAATCTGCAATCAGTAATGACGATATCTTCCTTACTGTTTCTAAGTTTGTTTTCTACACTGGCTACCCAAATGCCTTCATTAAATCCTTTGCGACAAACTTCAGTGCCCCAAAATTGTAATACCCATCTAGGAGTTAATGTAGGAATATTTAATCGTTCTGCCCACCACGGGTCAACTTGTTCTCGCCACTCACGACTTGCTTTTGTTGACCCTTCAAGTAATTCACGGTCCCAACCAAAGATTGCTGACACAGCATCTTTAAGTGCACCTGCATAACTTAATTTTTTGAAACCATGAAAACGAATTAGGTAGTCTGCGGCTGTATCTTTGCCACTACCAATAAAACCTGTAATACCAATAATCATTGGGGCATCTCCTATAATATTATGATTGTATGACAATATTTGGAGAATGTCAACTATTATTTTACCCTTGAATCCATGTCAACGGTTGACTGTAATCAACATATCGTTTCAATTCGTCAATTAACACTTCTTGTGCTTTAGAGCCTTCTGCTTTCATGGCAGTACCGTTCAATGTTGTGCCGCCACCCGGACCTGCAATGCTGCCGAACTTCTCACGTGCTTCACCAATAATAACTT